AGGTATGAGTGTTAGAGAATTAGACCATATTAATAGAGTATTTAGTCCTCAAGTGGAAACAAATTATACACAAGCTCGTGGAAATGTTACTTCAACTGAAAAAGTAGCATATAGTATTGATGAATATGAAGCAGCAGGTAGAAGTTTATTAGGTCCAGAATGGAAAGATTTTAAAACTGCTACTGCAAGTTTTGATGCAGCTAAAAAAGCAGGTTTTCAAGTAATTGCTGATACAAATATTACTACTGGTAAAGGTATAGAAGGCCAAACTATAAATGTATTTAGACCTGATATGAAAGATGCTAAATGGCAAGATTATTATGGTATACATAAAGCTATAGAAGCTGAAGCAATAGTTAGAACTAGAATTGTTAGAGAATATCAAAGTTATAGTGAAGATGTTTTAGGTAAAAAAAGTTCTTCTATAGCGGGAATACAAGAATATCTACACGGAACAGGACGTAGTAAAGATTATCATTTGTTTGATAATTTTGCAACTAGACAAGCAGCGGGTACTTCGTATCGTGCTTCTAACACTATAGTTACTGACCCGTCACAAATTGGCGATGACCCTGATGACCCAATGAGAAAGAAAAAAAGAATACCTTTAGTTGGTGGAGCTGCTGGTTTAGGTGTTATACTTAGAGGAGGCGGCGGTGGTAGGAGTCATAGCCAATGATAGAAAAGTTTAAAAGAGCAAGAAACTCTGATGGGACGTTCAAGACGGATGTGAAGTGGACCCCTTGGAATGAAGCATGGAGTTATAAAATGAGTGATGACTTAAAAGATATGTTAGAGCGAACAGCTTGGACATTCATTGAAGCATTTATCGGTGCGTTGACAGTTGCCCCATTAGTTGGTGTAGAAGCTGAAACAATTCAGTTAGCTGCGTTAGCAGGTGGTGGTGCTGCATTAGCAGTAATTAAAACATACGCTAAAAAACAAATTAGTAAGTAGTAATTATGGCTAAAGCTGACCCAAAGAAAAAAGATAAACAAGATATTGGTGGTTTAGGTTTAATAGCTGGTGGTACAGGTGTTAAATCTTTTGGTGCTAATTATATTCCTAGTGGTACTAGCCACGTTGGATGGAAAGATGTAAAAAAAGGTTTTCATACAAAACATTGGGGTCCAATAGAATCACAAAGATGGAAGCTAAAATCTGGTCAAACCTTTGAATGGAAAAGAGGTATTGGAGAATATAAAGGTCAATTTCAAAGCCAATTAATGACTGAAAATAAACGAAGAGGTTGGTCTAAAGGTGGTAAAACACATAAAAATATAACTACTAGAACTTATCAGCAATGGACAAAGAGTTATCCTACATCATTTACTGCGTATAAAGGTACGCCTGACCAGATAAAATATAAATGGGCTGATGGTAGTAGAATTGGACCTACTAATTTTGAACATAATCAATTTAAAGCTACACAACGTAAAACTACATGGAGAACTTCTATTAAAGGTGGTGAAGCTGCAAAAGCACAAACTGGTTTAGGACGTGATAGATTTGGTTTAAGTATTAAAGAAACAAAACAATATGGTAAAGGTATTCGATATAAAGGTAATAGAGGTATTGTAATCGATGTACTTGGTAGTAAAAATAGAAAAGTATTGAAACCTGCTGGAAAATTTTTATTTCCTAAGAATGAATATGCTGTACATTATTTAGATAAAGCAGGAAATGTTAAAGGTTTAATTAAAAGAGGTAGTAAATTAGGTACAAAACTTTCTAAATTAACTACACCTCAAATAACTGCAGGAGCAAAACTTGTAGGTAAAGGTGCATTAAAACTAGCAAGTGGTGCAAATGTTGTTGGTGCTGCGTGGATGGCATATGATGCAATGAAGTGGGCTCAACAATGGCACAAAGATAACCCAGATTATAAGAATAAGAAATATAATAAATATGGAACAGGTGGTTATTAATGGCTAAAAAAAGTAAACGTCTTAAGAAACCATTTGACGCTACTACTCAAGGTTTAGGTCGTAATGAAATGCAACGTAGAACTCAGCAACATAATATATTAGCTACTAAAAAGTATGAATCTTATAAAGCTTTAAATTTAGGAATTGATGCTAAGTGGGTTAATAAAAATGTTCAAGGTAATGAGATGAATCCTTGGGTTATGAAAACAATTGGTCAAATGGTAGGTCAACAAGAAAGAGCTAATAAGCAAATGAGAGATGCTTTAAAGATGTGGGATACAGCTAGTAGATTTGAACAAACTAAAGGTTCACAAACTACATATAAAAGTAATCTTAAATTAGATAAGTATGCTACAAAAAGAAAACGTTATAAAAAGTTAGGAGATTAATATGCCTATTAGTAAAAAAGGTAAAAAGAAAGCTTATAAAGTTTCTAAGAAAAAATCTGGTAAAAGATATTAATCTTTAGGATTATACCATCTATACTTTACAGTAAGTTCGTCCCCACGTTTTAATGAGGACTTGGTAACTAAATAAAAAGCTGCTTCACTTTCAATTAATTCACAATTAGGTTCATCAGAATGGTTTATAAACCCACCTAATGGTGTACGAATAAGTTCATTATCAAACGAACTGTTAGGTATTTTAATATGAGACAGGCCAAGAACTACTTCTGGTTTTATTTTCTTGTCAGTGAATAGTCCTTGTCCATGTATTTTAGAATTTTGTATATATAATTTTTTTGGTAATGGTTTATATGTCATTTAAATCATCAGGATATTTCCATTGTTGTTCAGGTACAAAGTATTCTCCCTCACGACTAAAGTCCCATACCTCCATAATATCATCCATGGTTGGTAACTTACTAGCACTTTGGTAGTTTCCTGTATAAATAACATCGGTTACATATCTAGCCATTAACCTAGTTACCTTTCCATTTTTATACGCTTTATGAAATTTCATATCATTAAGGTGTTTAAGCCTCATTAAATGGTGAAGTGTTTTTTCTGTAACTTCATTCGATTGTTTCTTGGTTAGCTTTCTTGTCATCTCTCCATTACTATTTGTCAATCTCATATGTTTAGCTGTACTGTATCTATTGTTAGCAAACTTAGCGCCGTCTTCTAATAATATTCCAGGTCTATATGAAAAAGACATTGTTATAGACATAGTCTTTTTGTCAATTATATAATATACATAGACTTCTTTACCCTTTGGTGTCAAGCCAAGAAAACGCTTGCCCCCAAATTCATTAAGCTTTTCGGCATTTGCCAACCTAGCTTCTCTAGTTTTGTTCGCAACTATACTTTTCCCCATCACCTTTGTAGGTGCTTGACGTTCTTCTTTAGTTGCAAAAGCTTTACCCTTTCTTATACTCATGGACATATATGTCCTCCTTCTTCTAAATCTTGTAAACAATCTTCACAAAAGTACTCTAATCCTGGTACTGGATGTGACATTATTACTCCTCTTCTTGATTTAATTCCCACTGTGTATTGTAATCTGATACAAACTGTGTAATTAATTCATCTACTTTTTCTATGTTAGGTATTTGCTGCAAGGCTGCGTTTCCTAAGACTCCAATTAAATTAACTGCCCAGTTACGTAGTAACATAGGGCTACTAAATATATTTTCTTTTTCTCTTTCTGTCATGTGTTCTCCCAACAATGTTTACTGCTATTCCAATGGTGCCAACCGTCGTTTCGTATTAACCACGAAGCAACTGCAGTTGACACTTCTGGATTAGTTCTATTACTTATAATACCTAATTTAGGTGTTAACCATGCCCAGGTATTATCATTAAATTGCCAAAGACCTACGTCTTTAGTTCCGTCTTTATTAACACCAACTGCATTTGGCTTTCCTCTAGATTCACAATAAATAATTTGTAATGATTTTATTACATCTTCATCATTATCAAAATATTTATTAACTAAAGGTAACCATTGGATAACATATTCTACTTGTCTATATGTATCTCTACATGTCAAATAGTCATTCATATCATCTACGGTTGGTGTCATTAGCAACCCGCATGTTATGATAGTATTAACTAACATTACTTTGTTGCAGCTGTCGCCTTTGTTTCTGCTGGTGTTGAAATTAAATAATACATAAAATGTCCACGTTTTTTCATTGGAACTGTAGCTATATCATAGCCATCTCTTCTTAAATCATGTATTACTCCACCAAACCTTGTACACATTAAATCAAATACAAACTCCCCATTACTTATTGGTTCATCATTTCTATGTTCAATTAATATATATTCAATTAATTGTGATTTGCTTTTAATATATTCAGGTATTCTTTTACCTCTAAAAGATTTTACTATCATTTATTTTTTCCTCCTTATGATAACGTTGTACTTTACACAACCAACATTCCGACAACCTATAACTTTCTTGTTGTCTTTTGTAAATGCCTTTAAAGCTTGGTTGCAATTTTTACAGTGGTTTTTCTGCATTAATATTCCATTTTTCTGGAATATCGGATGAGTTTAACCACCATGACTTACGCCATTTACCAGTGTGTCCACCACATACTACAGGGTCGTTAGTAGAACAAACAAAGTCTGGACTTCTGTCAGACTTTTTATTGTTACGATTATCATATACCTTAGAATTACACCAAGGGCATACTAAATCCTCACGATATTTCTTACGTTCTTCCAATTTTTCTACCACCTCTTTTACTGTACCTGATAATGGACCATCGGGTTTTTGTTCTTCTGGTTTACCATTAGTTATGTCAGTAACTTCTCCCATTATAGTTTGTATTCTTACTACAACATCTTCTTCATCAGATAAATCTGGTAGAGTACTTGACTTTTCAATAAATGTTAAGTATCTATCTACTTGTTTATCACTCCATAATGATTTATCTTTTGGGAATTTAAGTACAGTTGCATACTTATTAGCATTACCTATTATAATTTTTATGTTTTCTGGACTGCAATCCCTTAATATTTCCGATACTGTATTTGCTATAAATTTTACGTCTGCCATTAGAATGGTGCTTCTAGTTCATCGTCATCTGTTGTATCTTCTGTCTCATCAGATGTACCTAAAATGTCATCCATAATAGCATTCATACGTGCTTCATCTTCTTTAGATACTTTGTTTTCTTTCTTGCGCATATCTACTTTAGTAACTTCAACCTTAGCGTCGTTGTCGGCCATTTCTTGTGTGTAACCTCCAGGACCTACTGCTGTAGCTTCTTCTTCTGACTGAACACTGCCAGACCATAGTTCTACACCTAAACCAAATCTCATGCATGCACGTTTGAATGCGTCAGATTCTGCATCTTTAAGATTTGTACCATCATTAAACTTTTCATTGTTTAATTTAAATGTATCAATATCTCCGAAACCATCGTAACTTCCCATACCCTCTATGGTTATAGTTCCTTTAGCTCCGACTATTCTTTTTTCGCCATTATGTATACCATATACTGCTTCACATTGCCAAGTATAAGGTATCCCACTGTCACGTAATCTCTCTACATAATGTGCATGGGGTACATAATCTCCGAATTTTCCTGCTGGTGCTTTACGTACTAGCTCCTTAGGAAATGGTTTTAGTAAGACGTCCTTACTCATATGATTCTCCTTTTCATATTCAATTATGGGGACAGTCAATCTATCCCGGATGGGGAATGACTGGCCCATTCAACTATTATACTTTATTCTTCTTCTAAAGCCAACAGTTGTCTTAAGCTTGTGATACCTCTTTTAACTGGTACCATCTTCATTTCGTTCATGTCGTTTACTAATATAAAGTATGGTTTATCGCCTATGCCAGCAAACTCCACACCATGCAAACGCCATTTCTCATTGACATTTGTATCTGTCATATACTATCCAATTGTTCTATACACTATCTAACTTTACCAAGTATTCTGCTGTCACGCCAGTACCTGGCTTACAAAATAGCAACCATTGGCACGGTCTGCCCATACTTGCTAACTGTTCTAGTGCATATGTATTATAACTTTCAGTACTTCCATTAACCCAAAGGCGAATATCATTAAGATACATTGTTGTTGGTGTATGAAAATGTCCAGCAATAGCGTAATCAAAGTCAGGCATTAGTCCATTTGCAGCTAATGTCTTCCAACCTTGTAGCTTTTTACCGAATCCATACCATGGAAACCCGCTAAAACCACGTACATTGTCGCCATGCCAGATAAAAAACTTACATTTCTTACCTAAATTTGCTATGTCGAACCAGTGATTGTCGCCTGTACTGTCAGGTATAGTCCACTTTATCCTTTCTTCATCTCTATATATCATTGACATTATGCTTCCTAGCATTCTGTCAGCGTTGCTATCAGGGTGATAGTCTTTTCTATTTCTTCCACCTAAATGTCCATGGTTTCCTATAACCCAATGAACATCTACTTCATCAAAGTTAGCAAGTAATATGTCAAAGAACTTTGTCATTATTCTTGGTCCATCAACTGTTACTTGTTTATATAAGCTTGAATCTATTAGGTGTGTTTGACCAGGAAATATAAGTTCGCCTTCTATTATATCTCCTGCAGCAAATACAGCTACTTTACGTATAGGATGCGCCTGACGCTGTATATTTGTAAGTTCCACTACTTTCTCAGCATACGCAATTACTCGTTTCTCAGCTACCTCTGTGTTGTATTCAGGGGTAACCTTAGCTAATTGTATATCACTAAGTACAGCTATAGCTATTTCCTCTTGTTTAGTTTTTTTAGAACTAATAGGTTTAGGAATTTTAGGTTTATCCCAGATATTTAAATTAGTTTGTACAGCTTCATATACAGCGTCAATTAAATCTTCTTTACGATTCTTCGCTTTATCAAGTTGTTTAAGTAATTTAAGATTATCTTTCTTTAGTTCTTGTATCTGCTTACTTTCTGCTTCAGCAAGTAAATCATCTATGTTTTTTTTAGGCATTACCCTTCTCCAATTCTATGAGATACTTTCTAATTGCAGACTCTGATATTTTTATATCAAAGTTTTCTCTTAATAACCTATGTACTACATAAGGTTTTAAGTGTATTCCGTCTTTAGTTACCCTGTCTTTCAAAGCAATCCAAAATGGCATAGCGTCCTTTGTTATTTGACTTTCGACAAAATTAGAACCTCGTTTACCATTCTCTGCTTCGATTAGCATTTGTTCAATGTCCATATAAGTGATACTAACAGGAAAAAACAGAATGTAAGTAATTAAAAACGAATGTAAAAGACCTTAGCTTTCCTCTCCACACCAGACAGCACCTAAGCACGCATTAGCGCTCCTTAAAATAAAAAACTTAAAATTAAAAAAGCCTTACCTTACCCGTCCCAACCAGACAGCACCTCAGTCTTGCACTGCAGACCAAACCATAGCTCATTAAAATTTCGATTGCACACGATGTACCCTGCTTTACAAAGGAAAGGAGGACTTCGCACTGTTGCCAGTTACAAGGTACATCTATATGTTATATGATATTTATAGAGAGTAATATCTCTATTATTGTAGTCGATTTATTTCTAAAGCAAATTGTTTTACTTCTTCAATATTCGCCAACCTTGTAATGTTGTTCCTTTTCATCTTTTGATAACAGTCTTGTAATAAGTTATAGGAGTTAGAGTTATGTTTACCAAATACATACATATCACTTACCCATATTCTTGCTGGTTTTTGTTTAGCTAACCAGTCTAATGCTGGGCCATCAACTAAGTTACCACCACCAGACCATTTACTTAAATAATCTGTAGTAACACGTTTACCACCAGCACCTATAATTCTTAATGCACCTTTTTCCCATTCTCTAGATTCTGTTCTATCGTTATACATAGCTATAGTTACAGCTGGTAGTTCTTGCATAATTTCTAAGATATCTTGTCCATTAAACGCCATAGAACCTGATGCGTCTATTAATATAGTCCCACCATATGTTCTTTGTTTCTGTTTAAATATCTTTTTATCAACACAATATCTATTAATGTACTTAGGATTAGTACCGTATTCCATTGGTCTATACTCACGACCTTTGTTTAATTGTGATTGCATATTAACTTCTAATGGTCCTTGTATAACATCCATTACTCCCCAGTCGCCTGAATAATCATCACTTGGTTTGTAATTCATAGCTGTACGCATTCTATCGTGAGTAACTTGTTGTTTAGTTTGATAGTTACGTTCTTCTAATGATAAGCCACTACCTTCGCCATCGCCTTCGCCTTTATTATCCATATTAGCTTGTTGTTGTTTAGCATTTTGTCTAGCTTCGTGTGCTAAACGTGATGCCTCAAGAACTTGATGTTCTTCAGGTTGCTCATCAAAGTCATCCCTTAATAAGTTAAGTTCTTTAGCAACTTGTCTAGTTTTTCTGTATGTAGGTTTATAACTATTATCTGACCAGTAACTATTTTTACGTTTTCTTATTAGTCTGTTGTAAAAATAACCAGCTCTATCTAAAGCAAAATCTACTTGCATTGTTCTTAACTTAGTCAAATATAAACCATTATCTTTTGCTTTTAATTCTTCATACACTTCTTTAAAAGATTCATATTCAAAATTATTAGCTTGAAAATGACTTCTATATCTGTCTTTAAAAATATTACCATTTTCATCTAACTGATAACCATTTGTACTATTCCACATTGAAGCTAATAAATAACATATTATTTCAAATTCAGAAGCTACAAGTATCATTTCTTCATGCTTTTCTAGAACTTTCTTTTGACACATAACCCAGTCATCTATAGACATTTCTCTTTGTGCTAATAAATAACCTATACGAACTTCTTCAATAACTTCTACAGCTATTTCACTTTCGTCTTCTGTTAATTTACCTATAGTTTTAGGTGACCATTTAACATGTGCTAGTTCATGTCTTCTAATTTGTTTAGCATGATAACTTTCACACATAGGTAATGGACATTTATCGCCAAAAGGTACATACATTTCTTTTGACATATTTGATGTACGTGGTCTTTCAGCGTCTTCAAATATTTTCCAACCACCCTCTCCTGATACAATATCAGGAAAAGGTACTTTGGCTAAATGACTTTTAGTACGTGTCCTCGTCGTTCTCATCTTCTGTGTTCCTTTCTAAGTCTCTTGGGTCTACTTCATCTGATAAAAGTATTGCGTCTAATAATTCTTCAGCTCTTTCGCCAAATATTAAATACGCAGCTTCCTTTTTATCTACACCTTTTTCAATTAGTTCAAAGAACTCTCTCCAAGCTCTAATTGATAACCTAGTTTCTATATCTTGCGATAAAGATGTTTCCTTAACTACTGATATCCAGCTTTCAGGAAACTTTTCTAAAGCTTTTGGATGTATTTCATCAACGTTAATCTTTACTGGGAACCTATCTTTAAGTGCCATAGGTAAACTCTCAGGTAAAGAGTTAGTTGTTGCTATAACAGTAAATCCTTCAGCTGGTTTTACTGTTTCTTTATTGTCATTATTTAATGTCAATTGTGCTATATCCTTATCATCCAATATTGCATGTAAGAATGTCATAGCGTCTGGACTAGCGTGGTCAATTTCATTGACTACTAATCTACCACCGTTACGCCATGCTTGAATAGCAATACCATCATGCCATTCAAATCCGCCGTCTGAAGAAGGTTTATAGAAACCCTCTAAGTTTGCTGAAGCTGTATCTTCAGTCATTGTGATTTGATATACGTTCGGGTCTCCGTCCATATTCAAACCTACTTTTTGTGTTGCAGCTGCATATGTTTTACCAGTTCCTGGTGGCCCATATAACAATATTCTATCTGCATTTCCGATAGCCGAAGCTACCAATTGCCAACAATCCAATGTTGCTCCTTTCTATTATTTCTCTATTTATTTGGTAAAAATGAACAATATATATCTATATATCCGTCCTCATTTTTACGTTGTTTAATTTGAAAACGTCCCTTATTAGCTAAATGTTTTATATTAGCTTGAGTCATGTTTTCAATGTTTGCTTTAACACCTGATATCCAATTATCAGTTGTAGCTATTATGTACCATACTTCTGGTGTAGATAAAAGGGTTCTAACTTTGTCATCTGTTAATATAGATGGTTGTTTACCGCTTCTATTTATACCAGGTGCTGGTGGGTCTTGTCTAGTCAGCTGAGTTTTCTTTATCGTCATTCTCTTTTAACCAACTTTCTACGTCATCGCTTATATTTAATTTATCTCTTAATACATTACTCTCATTATGTTGTTCAGCTAGTCCTCTATTACTAGCTAGTACAGCAGTTACTGTTGTAGGTTCAGCTAAGAAAACTTTTACAAAGTTTTTCTCTCTTATCATAAATTGCCTAAAATCCTCAATCATTTTAGGTTCAAATGGTGGTGCGTCATCATATCTATCTACACCTTCTGCAACAATATTAACAAAACCTGTAATTTGTTCCATCTTTCGTGCAAAATCAATATCTCTTGCCTTAGACATAGCTGAAGCCATATCTGGTGCCATTACAGAATATGTATGAACTAATACTTCGTCATTCATTTCTCCAAAACCTAATGGTCCACCTACCAATTGTTTACCTACGTCATCTACAAAGTAAGCAAATACAACATGATATTCCTTATCTCTATCTTGTTGTATCTCGATTAATGTATGTAATTCTTTACCATTTCTATGACTATTGTCATGTTCATGATTACATTCTTCATTATGTTCTTCCAATATATCCTCCTTCTTATTAGAATTTTTCAAGTGATACCCAGGGGGGGAACGAAAAATTCGTCCCCTCCTAGATATGTATGTGTAAATAAATGTTTAAATAAGAATTAAATACTCTTACGTATTTCTAACCATTCATCTACAAGTTTGTCCATTTCTTTCTTAAGAACTGGCATTTCTTTAAAATTGACATATGCATTTGCTTTAAAGAACATTAATAATAACCTAACATATGTAGTTGGACTTTGACCCATCCACTTTTTATTAAGTGATAGTTGTGCTTTTGTAACAGTCTTATTATTTTTAAGATGCCCTAAGCCCTTCTTTAAAGCTACAGATTTTCCAGTACTTGTAGTACCAAAACCTTTTATGATACTATTTACTTTCTTTTCTGGTTTGTTTATGTCTTTGCTAATTAGAGTAATTGACATACCTAATTCTTCAGCTGTCTTGACATATTGTTTGACCTCAATAGATGAATAAGGTAAACCATGTTCTATGTTAGATAGAAATGATTGCCTTAATGCGTCTATATCGTCTTTTGTTTCTAGGTATTTAACAGCTATCTGTTTATATCCTAGTTGTCTAGCAGCTTCATAACGATGCCAACCGTCGATAATTCTCCCAGTAGGTTTGTCGTTGCGTGTTTCAACTACGATTGCTGGAAATATATCTCCATTTCTCATAGCGTCTTTGTAGATATTTACTCTGTTACTTTGCAACATAGTACGTGGGTATATATTATCGTCGCACTCTAATGTGCTTATGTTTCTAAGTTCGTCAGCTTTTGCAACTTTAATAATTTTAGCTTTATTAGCCATTACTCTAGATGCAACTTTAGCTTTCCTTTCCTTAGAACTTTGCTCAGCAGTTTTCAATTATTCCTCCTTTGCGTTAGTAATATCGAATCTACCAAATGAACCACCTTTTTGTGGTCTATAGTCTCCAATGCCTTGCTTTTTGCCTGCATCAGATAGTATCTTTGTAAGTACGTCAAGAGTGCTAGTCCCTTGTAATGAGTTTTCCATCAACTCTCTGTCAACTTCGACAGAAAATGATAGTTTCCACTCAGGTACAACTGGTCTCGCCCTCATAATACCTGCTCTAGATACGACAACTCTCCTTTTGTCTATATTGTATGTTTTAATAGGCCTATTGTTAAGCTTTTTCAATTCAAGCTCATCAACTGGTTCTATTATAATGTGATTTAATAACGTCTTCATGTTAGTTCTACCTAACTTGTAAGCTTTAGACGCTTCTAATATTGAAGCTCTAATTTGAACTGCAGGAACAACTAAGTTACCTTTATCATTCCTATATGTTCGCATTTCTGCCTCATCTTCATCATTATATTTCTTATTGGCTCTAGTTTTAGTGACTCCGCCACTACTTTCACCCATCATTGCTGGATTATTAAACATAATCCCAGGCGATTTACCTGTTATTTCAAACGTAAATACGTCAACTGGTGACGTAAATGTTAATTTTGACATGTGTCTCCTTTCTATTTTTATTGTTTGAAAATCTTGTGGACGTGCTGGGAATTGAACCCAGGTATATACGTACGTTCAAAGGGGAAAATATGTATACTAAACCTTTCACGCCCTAAACCTTAGCTCTCCAGTCCTAACCTTACAATACCGGACTTCACCATTGTGGACCTTGCCGCTCCTAACCTCAAATAAAAACTTTAATGTGCCTTGCCTTACCAATCCTCACCATGGATTACCGTAGCACTCCGCTCCTTTAAATATGCTCTATGCAACATATAAGTCAATAATGGACGTAATCCAAGCGCCCAACTTATATCTTTTCATTCTCAGAATATAAGAACCTATATGTTGCATACAACATATAAATTCCTAACCTTTCCTTGCCAAAGATTACCGTACCTAACACTGCCGCAGCGTACCCTGCCACTATTAAAAATGGTAGTGCTTTCGGTAAGCAGCAACAGGGCTGAGTTGCCTCCTACTCACACTACCAAAACTTTATTCTTCTTCTTCTAGCCAGGACATATGTACTCTATGCCCGTCTACCATTATATACTCATGTTGATTGTACATTATTTTTGTCATTGCTCTTCTGTCATACTTATTTTATCAATAGCTTTTGTTATTTGATATAATATAGCCTCGTCAAGCATTGCTGCATAACCTTGTACTCTATCATGAACATCGTCATTCATAGCCCAACGTTTAACGTCAACTATTGTCCAATGTAATATATTAATTTGTTCATTAACTGGAAGTTGGTCTAATAAATCCCAAGTTCTATCTAAATCATTACGTAATGACTCTTCATCTATCATATGTTCCTTTCCGACTGTATGGGGACTGTTGTCCCCCCAGTCTTTTTATATTTTTATAGCATTTTATTGCACCAGATTATAGATATGATAAGCAAGGAACTCAGCTTTCACCATTGTACCTTGGGGCTCCCGAAGTCCCGGTTTATACTGAGTATTCTTATCCGTCCCGCTACTACTCAACAGCGTGTTCCATAACGCTGCTCCATCGTGGCCATCCCTTGGGCTTAAACGTCTACGTGCCTTTCCGTTTTCTGCATGTTGCCGTATTTGGTTGGATGTGATACCTATAGTATCGTCAACGATAATTAAGTGATTATCTAGATACCTTGTAACATACAAGGGAAGGTTGTTAAGCTTTTTACTCCTTAGCTAAGGTATTACAACCTCATATGTTACAAGCTATCTAGTAGGTAAACAGCGTGACTTACACACAGATTCTGTTCACTCTTTTAAGATAGCTATTATAGTTTTTAACCAACGGTTTTCTTACTATAAATCTTCTGTTACCAAATGTGCTATTTCTGGTTTAACTTCTGCAATTAATAAAGAAACAACTTTTTGATTTTGTTTCAATGCCTCTACCATTTTAGATAAACTCTCAATAATATCTGCATTTAATTGCATTTGTTCGCATGGTTCTATATTTTGATTTGTATTACAACATTCTGTTGCCATTATTCCTCCTCAAGTTTTACTTCTTCAATTAGTTCCTCTTTTAACCAACCTTCTGTAACGTTTGCCATGTATTCAACATGTGCTACTTCCAACATTTCCATTTGATTTATAAAATCGCCTGCAAATAGGTCTGTATCTGTTACTTTTTCGCCTGTTTCAAGCGATACCATTGTTAAATCAAATAAGTCTTTCCAAGTATGGATTACTGTATACCTTGTTGGCATATTCATATAATTTAACGTAAAAGATACACCGCCTCTATGATTTGTATCATCATGTTGTGGATGTATTACCACGTCTTCCATTTGAAGTCGTGTATATTCTGGAATATAATCTATTATTGCTCCAGCACTATATGTATTACTCTCCGTCTTCATTTTTATCCTTTCTATTAATTATTTTAAAAAAACATACTAAATATAGTGGTCTATTGCTAGACCACCATATCTAGTTATCTGCTATTCCTCCTCAGAATAGCTGAAAGCGTTATCAACTTTCGTTGGTGCTAACCATATGTCAAGAATGTTTAACTCATTCTTATATACAGTTTTACCAAAACTGTCGGTATAATTGTTCGATTGCAATTTTGCACGAACCATAAGCCTACCAAATGGTCTTGGTTGCTCTGAACTATGATTAGCTTTTAAGAAATCTTCGATTTCTGTCACTAATTCATTGCCATATGCTACACAAGTTTCACTTGCTTGCTTATTGTTTCTACCGTCAGCAATAAATTTAATACCATTGATAAATTTATTACCTGTTTTGCTAGATACACCAACTCTAGGATTTCCATCCTTAGTTACTGTTGTTAATGCACCAGTTAATATCACTTCATTTACGTTCTGAAGTGAACCTTTGTATTGTTTTAGCAATGCAGTAGCTCCTTTCTATGTATTACTTTTGTTTCATACATTCGCTTATCGTAAAAAAATCTAAAGGTCGGCTGACCTGTTCCCTGGGGGGAACAAGCCGACCACACATTCATAATCTAACTCCAACCGAAATTTCGTCTGTTGGATAGATATGATTAAATGCAATTAGAATTTTATCGATGTCGTATTTATCATCGAATTTCTTAATTGCTTTTTTATTTTTATATACTATATACATATCACTCTCTCTTATATATATCAACCAACTATCTCCCTTCAAAACCGTAACGTTGTGGATTACTGGTGTTAAATAGTTGGATGATAAATACTTAATTAAAAGAACAAGGTCGCATTATGGATTTACACTGCGCACTTTCAACTTGGATTAATTACTGTATTGTATTTATATTTTTTTATGGTTCAAGGTCGCCTGACCTTTCCCTTAGGGGAAAGGGCGACCTGTCTCCATTCTTTAGCAGATACTTTATTTCTACCAATTTTATAAATTTTATTCATATAACTCCTTTATTATATAAATCTAAAGTCGGGCAAACTTTGCCCTGGGGGGGCAAGCCCGACGTCTTACATTTTTACTACTATCTCTAATCTAAAAAAAAATAGAGTAGGTGGCGACTGCCACCTATCTCTATCTAGTTAGGAAATCTGAGTGAGAGAGTGTTTCCTTAACTCCCAACAACACGCACCAGCTTTAGCTGGTGTGCATTGCTTGCCCGCAAGGATTGCAAAGGGTTTTATCCCAAGTCTCACGACTGTCCCAGTCGTTAAACTTTTTGCTAAACCAAGAAGTTACGAACTTAAAGTTGGTTCCTAACTTTTTAGTTTCCTCACAAGAACGACAAACATATGTCTTTGACATATCAGCCCTTTCTTATATGGATTATACTTTATATTGGTTCCAGCTTCGCTGGATGCCCAGCTCTGCTTTCCCTGAGGGGAAACGCTGGGCACCAATATATAATCCATATGAAAGGCGATATGTCCATATGTTTTCGCTTGTGGAAACAAAAGTTGGAACAACTTGTTCGCTTGGTTTGCAAAGTTTGAGACCTTGGGAAAACCTGCAATCTTGGGCAAGTGTTGTTGAGTTAGGAATAAGCGAACTGTATTGTTCTTATGTATTTATATAATGTATAAGACCATATGTATGGGTATCAATTTAATCTATATGGGTACATTTAAACAACATATGGTCTTATTCTTATATACATAAGAACTATACAAAACCATACAAGGTTGTATGGTTTATTAACATAGGTCATAAAGTGGATATATATGCTGTGCATATATATTCTATGACCTACCTATGTTAATCTTTGTCTGTCCTCTAATTAACGTATCTAATAAAAAATATGCTGGTAATTCTATATAACGTAAGTGTTGATTGCCTTTCCGGGCGTAGCGGGCTATATAAAAAAAGAGAGATAATCAGTTGTTTTCAAAAGTTCTTGGGTACTTAGTTTGTGTTTCTACTGTACAGTCCGACCTGTCCTAAGCTTTTTGCCTCCCGATGGCACCTTTACCTGTTTCTTTTTACTGGCTCCTAATGTTTGTAATATTTGGTACTCTAGCACTATAATAAAATCTACGCAACAATCTACGAAAGAAACGATTTTATGCCAAATTTAGTGTGTACGGCCCCTAGCTGTAAAAAGAGGTTATCTGGGAAGCAAAGGAAGTTTTGTTCCGAACAATGTAATAAAAGAACCTGGGCTCAAACTAAAAGACATAATCAAAAGATTGAAGAAAAACCTATTAATCAATTAAGAAAATCTGATGAGGGCGACTACGCAAGTGTACGTAGGGGCCAATACTATGAAGAATTTAAAGAATTGTACGCAGAATCCCTTGCGAACGGCGACATTACCGTTGCTGGAGTAGCAGGTGTGTTGGACACCAGTTCTGCTACTGTATCTAGGATGCTTGCTGCATACAAAGTAGATATAACAACTGAAGTAGCAAGAGAAGATTGGGAAGTATCAGAGGAAGCCCAAGGAAATTTAGAAAATTTTTCTAGCTTTCGCTCTAAGTATTTTGCAACCGAGACTGGAGAAAAGTATGAAACCGCTGAGTTTCATGAGAAATGGATTAATAGTATACTTCATGCTATAGACGAAGGTAATGAATTATTAATATTAAGCCCACCACGACATGGAAAGACAGAACTGTTAATACATTTTGCTGTGTATCAGATTATGTTGAATCCGAATATACGTATCATGTGGGTTGGTGGAAACGAAGATATAGCAAAAAATGCTGTTAGTTCTGTATTAGACCACCTAGAACAAAACGAGAGATTAATAGAAGACTTCTGTGGACCAGGAAAGAACTTTAAACCTGATAACAGGTCAGGAAAGAACTGGTCACAAAATCAATTTACTGTAGGTACAAGAACAGTACCAGGTATTAAATCACCAACTATGGTTGCTGTAGGTAAGGGTGGAAAGATTCTATCAAGAGACTGTGACTTAATAATTGCAGACGACATTGAAGACCACCAAACTACAATGCAACCTGGTGCTAGAGAAAATACTAGACAATGGTGGACAACAACTCTTTCATCTAGAAAAGAGGAACACACAGCTGTTGTAGTTATTGGTTCAAGGCAGCACTCTGATGATTTATATCATCACTTACTTGCTAATGATGCTTTTGAATCTATTGTTGAATCTGCACATGACATAACTTGTGCTATACCCGACCACTTTGAAGAGGACCATGTAGATTGTTTATTATGGCCAGGTAAAAGAACATTCAAATGGTTAATGACTAGACAAAGAGCTGCAGAGACTACAGGTGGTAGAAAAATTTACGAAATGGTTTATTACAATCAAGCATTTGTTGAAGGTACACAAATCTTTACTATGGATATGATTGATGGATGTATGAGGCCAGATTTAGCTATAGGGCAGGTACCAGGTGGATTGCATTTAGTTGCAGGACTTGACCCTGCTTCTTCTGGTTATCAAGCTGCTGTTTTATGGGGTATAAATTCTTATAGAGGAGAATTATTTTTAGTAGACCTAGAAAACAGACAAGGTGGTGGAGTTAAACATGCATTACAGATTATGTCTGATTGGTATCACAAATATGATTTACAACATTGGGTTATTGAAGAAAATGGTTTCCAAACTGCTATAAGACAAGATGATAAAATAAAAGAATTTGTTTTAAGGTCAGGTATAACTATGCAAGGACATATCACTGGAAAAAACAAACATGACCCTATGTATGGTGTAGGTGCAATGGCTGGTTTATTTGAAAATCAAAAAATACATTTACCTACTGGAACTTCAGAAAGTTTAGCTAAAGTAAATGCTTATAAAGCACAGTTATTGTATTTTGATGGAAAACCTGTTTCTCAGCGAAATAAAGAAAAAACTGATATAGTTATGGCAGGATGGTTTCCAATGAAAGTGTTCAGAAGAATGAACAAAGAACAATTGGCAACTATGG